ATGGAGCTTGGTTCGTTCATATTGATAAAGCAGATGGAATTAGACTTTTTAATACTTTTGAAAAAGCAGTTAAAGGATTATCAACAGAAGCTTTAACTCTTGTAGCTCCTAGTGCAACACAAGAAATCAATATTAAAACTAAGAATGATCGTTATAGACATGTAGCAAATATCAAAGAATTTGAAATTACAACTAATAGAGATCAAGTCGATACAACAACTTTAGGAAGAGAGTTTAGGGATCAATACGATTCTGGATTAATTTCTGGACAAGGATCAATGACTTGTTTGTGGGAGCATTCTCATGACAACGTAGATTTAGATTATGGAGATGCAGGTAAATATCCAGAACTACCTGTTTATTTAGCTCAGTTAGTGGTTCGTTTGCAGCAAGGATCTGATTTTGATGGACGTTTTTATATTTATAAAGATCCTTCTGATAAAACAAAAACTGTTTATTACCAAAGCAAGTGTGTTGTTACAAATGCAGCTTTAAGTGTTGCAGCAACAAATGAAATTGAGACACGAATTGATTTCGTTACTAGCGGTGAAATCCAATTAAATATTGGTGCTCCTGACTCATACTTGTTACAAGAGGATGCAGCGAAGATCTTGCAAGAAGATGGAGATCGAATTGTTTTAGAACAGGCTTAGTAACAAAAACGCAAATAGAAAGTAAGATATTCGTATTGGTTTAGTTATGGGTCATGCCAGATCTTGAGATTAGTAATCTGCCTTCGTTAGCAGAAGCAAGTGTACAAGCGACAGACCCATTGCCTATTGCTGACCTGAGTGCGTCAGAGACAAAAAAAGTAACGGTAAAAGATTTAATAGAAGCTGGAGTTTCATTAATTGATGCTGCTTCAATTCCTGCTGCAAAAGTTGGGACGTTAGGAACGAACCAAGTTGCGACAGCAGCAATACAAGCTTTAGCTGTTACTACTGCGAAGTTAGCTGATGGAGCTGTTACTGCAACAAAAATAACTGACGCTACAATTACAGGTGCAAAATTAGCAAATAATACTGTTACTGCAACACAAATAGCTGCTAATGCCGTTGGTGCATCTGAGCTTGCTGATGATGCTGTTGATACTGCTGCTATTGTTAATAATGCAATTACTAATGCAAAAATTAATAACGGAGAGATAGTTTATGCAAAGTTAAATATTACTGATGGTGATATTCCTGCTGCAAAGATAACTGGTAATTCTATTACTTCTGCACAGATAGGAGCTAATGCTGTTGGTGCGTCAGAACTAGCAGATGACGCTGTTGATACAGCAGCCGTAGTTGATGCAGCAATAACAGGAGCAAAAATAGCTACAGACACAATTGGATCAGGAAATATAGCTGCTAATGCTGTTGGTGCTAGTGAATTAGCTGATAATGCGGTTGACACAGCAGCTATAGCTTCAAACGCTGTAACAACTGCCAAGATTGCTGATGACCAAGTAACAGCAGCGAAATTAGCAGATAATTTAGCAGGAACAATTTTAGCTACAGGAGCTATTGGATCTACTCAGATAGCGACTAATGCGGTTACTTCTAGTGAGTTAGCAGACAACGCAGTTGATACGGCTGCTATTGCTGCTTCTGCTGTTACAGATGCAAAGGTAGCGAGTGGAATTAGCGGAACAAAATTAACGGATGGAACAGTTACAGCAGCAAAGTTAAATACAAGCAATATCAATAGGTCTTTGAATGTAGCTTCTGGATCGCTTGGAATTAACAACGCAGTTACAGCAGCAACAAGATCAGGAATTACTTATAACGCACAGGGGTTGATCACGGGAACGATAGCTTTGGCAGCTAGTGATCTTCCCCTCGCCACGACATCAGCAGTTGGTGGTGTTTCTGTTGGTGCTGGTTTAAGTGTTAGTGGAGCAGGTGCATTATCAATCACCAATAGCGTTACTGGTGCAACAGTTAGCGGTATTACATTTAGTAATCAAGGATTAATAACAGGAGCCACTGCTTTAGTTGCTGGAGATTTACCAACAGCGACTACATCAGCTAAAGGTGCAGTTCAAATTACAAGTGGCGGTGGATTAACTGTTGATGGATCGGGAGGATTAACGACTTCTACAAGTGGAATTAGTGCAGGAACATTTACAAAATTAACTGTAAATAATAAAGGTGTAGCTACTGCTGGAACCGTACTTGCTGCTTCTGATATTCCCAATCTTGCTGCAACTGTATTAACGAGTGGAACACTAGATGCTGCCAGAATAGGTAATGATTCAATTGATGGAACTAAGTTATCAAATACCTCTACAGCAATATTCCAATCTATAGCTCAGAGTGGTTATCCAACAGCACAATTTAGTGGACAGATTTTATTTGATACTGTTTCTGAGGATGCGTTCATCTGGGATGGAAACGCTTGGCAAGCAATAACCACACTGACAAAAGGAAGTCTTGTATTTGGTGGAACATATAACGCAAGCACTAGCAAAATGGCTAGTACGACCACCGCAGGAATAGCGGCTGGTTTAGCAGTTGGAAGTAATTTACCTAGTCCAAGCTCTACTACTGATGGAGTTTATGTTGTTGTTGATGTTGCTGGAACGCCTTCTGCACCAGCTCCAGTTGTATCACTTTCACCTCCTGATTATATTTTAGGAGTTACAAATAGTGCTGGTAGTAGCTGGAATGAAATTGATTTATCGCAAACAGTAGCAGGTCAAGTTGCTAGTAACATTACCTTTACACCTTACGGTCAATTAAGTTCAACTAACGTGCAAGATGCGTTACAAGAGCTTGAGACAGAAAAGATGGGACTTGCTGGTGGTACTGTCACTGGTCAGCTATTAATTGGTAATACTGGAAGCCTTGTATTTGAAGGATCAACTGTTGACGCTTACGAACTAACTCTTGCTGTAGCAGATCCTCAAAGTTCAGATAAAACTATAACTTTACCCGACATAACAGGGACACTAATTACTACTGGAGACACTAATACTGTTACATCAACAATGGTTGATGGAAGTTTAGTAAATACAAACTTAGCGGCAAATGCTTCTATTGCTTTTAGTAAATTAGCTGCTTTAACTTCTGCTCAAATCATTGTTGGTAACGGATCAAACGTACCAACAGCAGTAGCAGTTACAGGTGATATAGGAATAAATAATGCAGGTTTAACTTCTATCACGGCTGGAGCAATTGTTAACGCTGATGTCAGTTCAACTGCTGCGATTGCTGGAAGTAAGATCACTACTGGAACGACAAGTGCCGTTGGTGTTTTACAACTAACGGATTCAACTTCAAGTACAAGTGCAGCAACAGCAGCTACTCCTAATGCTGTTAAGACTGCTTATGACTTAGCTAATACAGCAAACACAACTGCCAACGCTGCTCTACCGAAAGCTGGTGGAACAATGACAGGCAATTTGATTGTTGATAATGCAAAAGAAGTTCGTTTTTCTGAATCAGATTCAAATGGTGCAAATTATTTAGGTTTAAAAGCTCCTGCTTCTGTTTCTTCTGATCTTACTTGGACTCTTCCCGATGGTGATGGTACGTCAGGTCAATTCTTAAAAACAGATGGATCTGGAAATTTAAGTTGGGGAACAGATAGTACAACTGATAGTACCAAGCTTCCTTTAGCTGGTGGCACGATGTCAGGTGACATCAATCTAGGAAGTAATGACATAACAAATGGTGGAACAATTACAGGAACATTTAGCGGAAATATCACAGGAAACGTAACTGGTAATGCCTCTGGATCGTCAGGATCTTGTACTGGAAACGCTGCTACTGCAACAGCTTTAGCTACCGCAAGGGCAATTAACGGAACTAATTTCGATGGCTCTGCGGATATAACGGTTACGGCTGCTGCTGGCACGTTAACTGGTGCGACTCTTGCTAGTGGAGTAACAGCATCAAGCTTGACTTCTGTTGGAACTCTTTCATCTCTAACTGTAAGTGGAAATATTTTGATGAGTGGAACTGGAGTACTTGATATTCCAGCAGGTACTACAGGACAAAGACCTGGGTCAGCAGATACAGGAATGTTTAGATATAACACTACTCTTAATCAATTTGAAGGATATTCAAATACAGGTTGGGGAGCAATTGGTGGTGGAGCTGGAGCTACTGGTGGTATTGCTTCTGGAGTACAAAATGAAGTATTTATTGAAAATGATCAAACAGTAACAGCAGATTATTCATTAGGAACTAACAAAAATGCAGTATCAGTTGGAAATTTAACGGTAAATAATGGTGTAACGATTACAATACCTACTAATGCGACTTGGGTGGTGCTTTAAATGCCGACTTACGGAAGAGTTAAAGTTGATACGATCACGTATGACTTATCGGGAACTGCGACTGATGTAAGTGTTTCCAATATTGCAACTAAAGCTTCACCTACTTTTACTGGAACGGTAACAGTTCCAACTCCTAGTGCTAATGACAATACTACGAAGGCTGCTTCTACTGCTTATGTTCAAACAGAGTTAGGAGATTACGCTTTAAAAGCTGGCCCTACATTTACTGGAACAGTTAATGCAGCAGATCTTGTACTAAGTGGGGATTTAACGGTTAATGGGTCTACCACTACGATTGACACGACCACCCTTCAGGTGGAGGACAAAAACGTAGTCATCGGCAAGGTTTCTACTCCATCTGATGCTACGGCTGACGGAGGAGGTTGGACTCTCAAAGGTGCAACCGACAAGACATTTAACTGGG